TTCGACATAGTACCGCCGCAGCGGCTCGATTGCACTTAGAGAGTCTTGACGCTGATGCAAGATCAACTCATCAGGCAACAAAATCGCGGCGTGCATTGGGGTCCGGGTATCAAGCTTCATGATCAAAATATCGCCAGGCTTTCTCCGTTCCATCGCAACCGGCTCAAAACCAATCGCCTCTGCCTGTTGCAGAAAAATGCTGTCGCAAACTTCTAAGTCATCAGGCCGCGCAAAGTCAGGCAGTGCAACGCCCTGTAGCTGGAACCAGTCTCGGATCAACGTAAAGCAATCGTTCACGCCGTAATCCCACTGCCGACCGATCAGGGATTGATAATTGACCATTGCTGTTCAGGCATAGACCAAATGTGCCATGGCACGTTAATGCCGGTGCAGGAGAATTTATCGGCAGGGCTTGCCGGACCTCCCATTGGATGTGAATGGACGATCGCTTCAACCTTGCCGTACATCGCAGCCACTGCATAGTCACGCGGTTCGATCACAAAATCTTGCTCTGGGTCTTCTGCAATGTTGCGACAACGCCAATAACGACCATTAACAACAACGCCGCAAGCTTCCTTGGGCGCTTGCTCTAAAGCGTGAGCCTCAGCCTCAAGCCTGAAGTCTTGCACCCGGGAAACCTCCAAATGGCAGTAGACCTGTCGTAAACCGCTTGGCACAACTGGTGTAACGCTTAGCGCATTGATCGTTGGCCTCAGTAGTTGGCTTATCGTTCAAGTCAAAGTAAGCAGTCCCCGTATAGCCACATTCAGAGCCACGATATTTCCAGGGGCAGACCTCTAGAACTTGACGGCGGGGCAAACCCAAGTCGATCAGGTCTAACTTACTTGTAAGTTCAAACTCAACAAGCTCAGGGTTTTCATTAGCCACCCTGTCGATATACCAAATTTCATCCTCAAACTTTGCAGTTGGGTCAGCTGTTGCATTAAAGGTAGAAAAATTTTCAGAGTCTAAAAATTTTTTGCAGGTACGAATGCGCGTGACCTTAGCCTGCAATGGGTTATAGAGCACAAGCAATGCTGAAATAGCGTTGTTTGCGTTTGCAATCTTCATTGATGGTCTAGGCAACGTGCCTTTTGTTGTCACCTCAAAGCCTTCAACTTCGATGGGATAAGCCGTGTAGGTGATGTCGTTAAAAACAACATTTGCACTCAATTCGTTTGTGCCCGCGTGGTAGTAAAAGGTTGTATCAATGCCATTCACCGCCTCAGTCAACTCAAGCTGAAACAGCTCGATGATTGCTGAGGGCTCAAGCGACTGCAGCTGTTCTTGAATCGACTGTGGGACCGTCATGCTTCAAATACCTGCTCAAAAGTCGCCTGGATCGTTGCACGATTCAGATATGGAATGGACTTGCTCCAGTTGCGGCAAATGTACTTGGTGCTGCTGCTTTCGCCAGGTGGCGTGAAGTCGAAATTTTCCGTTCCACCACGCGCATCCAAGAAATCTTCAATCGTGTCTGCGTCTGTTTCGGACACCTCAAAGGTCAAGTTGTAAGTCTTGGGATTTTGGTTGATGCCAAACGTAGTGCGCTGGCTATACCCTGAACCGAACTGTGCAATCCGCACATTCGGTGCACTGGTTTTTTGAGTGCCGTAAGTCGGCTCGATAGAAGGGAAGGTAGCCATTAGAAGAGAAGACCTCCAGGACGTTTTTGCTTGATCAGTTCGGCTTGAACGGCTGCACCAATCGCCGCACCAAGTGCTTTTTGCTCTTGTGCATCACCTTCGACGCTAGAGCCTGAAGCGTCAACGTTTACCACGATGTTAGAGCCGCCCATTCCGCTGTTTGGAACGATATTGCCTTGCGCTCCAGGAACAAACAGTTCAGGGCCTTTTTCGCCAACGAGGTAAGGCTGTCCCGCTCCAACAGCCCCGCCAAGTGCTTTGGGGACAAAACCGCTTACGTCAGTGTTCGCACCAATGCCTGAGTAGCTTTCAATCTGATTCAAGCTATTGGTATTAATTGCATTTCCTCCTCCGCTAACCGCTCCTCCAAAGAGCTGCAGGCCGATTCCCAGGATTTGCATCTTGATCTGAGCTGCAATCATCTGTGCAGCCATATCAAGGAAGTGATCCGCTGTGCGCTGGAACAGGTTCGCCAGCGCTTCTTGGGCAGTCATGCTGCCAGACACAACACCTTTAAAGGACTCTGTAAACGCACTTCCAAATGCTTCAGAAAGCGAAATCAGCTGGTTTACAGGGTTCATCATGTCGTTGAGCTTTCCCTGAAGCTCATCCATGTGAGCCAGTATTTTTTGCCGGTCACTCTTAGGAGCTAAAGCAGCAGAAATAGCTCCTTCAGCATCTTCTTTTTTACCAGGAAGTCCTTCAACCTTCTCTTTAATTCCGTCTAAAATATCTTGTTGTTTTTGTATTTCTTCCGTTGTTGCCTCTGTTGTTTTAAGCTTTTGAAGAGCTATCTCAGCGCTATAAAGCTCAACCTGTAATAAAGTTTGTTGTTTTTCAAACTGTCTGTCTAACTCCAGTAATTGTTTTTTCAGTTCAACAGCTTGCCGAGCAGCTGCAGGTGTGCTCCCCTTTTGAATTAACTCGGCGTATTCACGCTCGAATGCCATCTTGTCTTCGTGCTTCTGGATAATCTTGTCCAGCTGTTCGTCAGCACGGTTAAAGGCTTTGTCAGCACGCTCCAGTTGTCGATCAACGGCCTTAATCTCTCGTTCGATTGCTCGCTGCTTCTGTTTGTCTAAACGATCTGATGTTTTACTAGCTTTTTCGGTTGCGGTGTTTATCAAATCGTTGCGTTTGTTTTCCAGAGCTAAAAGTTTTGTGTTTCTTTCCAACTCAATTGACTTTATGTCAGCGCCGTCCTTCAGCATTTTTTGGCGAGCTTCTTGGAAGATATTGGCTTTTTTCAGATCAAATACCCGCTTGTTTGTTAAATCGCCATCTAACTGAGCGAGGGCTAAGTTGTTTTCGGCAATAACCCTTTCAGCAGACCCTACGCGTAGACGTTCTACCTGAACTTGCAACCTGGCTTCTTCTTCAGTACGTATTTTTCTTTGCAGTTTTACCATTTCTGCTTCTAGATCCGCCCGCTTCTTACCAAAAAGAATGTCTTCAGCTAAATTTACATTTTGAAGCTGCCCTTGTAGAAGTTGCTGTCTGGGATCACTGGACTGTCGCGCTGCTGATAAGTCAGCTTGAAACTCCAGTGCTTTTAGCGCTTGCGTTACAACAGGTCCCGAAAAACGTGCAATCGCCGCCAAAATTTGAGTTGTTATTTGCGTAAGCGCATTCCCTAAGCGTGTGGAAGCCTCGCCAAAAGCTGTAAGAGCTTCAACGCCGTCATCGCCTACGACGAAAGAGAGTTGTCTGGTTGCTTCTTGTAACGCTACCTGTTCCCCGGCTAATTCTTCCAGATCCTTAATTACATCTTGCGCGGGGCTACCAACTATGCCTAAAGATTCAACAATCGCGTCAACATCTGCAGTTGCGATATTCAACGCCTGGCCGAGAGTAGCGGCTTTTGCCGCAAGCTCATCGAAAAATCCGCCAAGCACTTGCAGAGCGATAGAAGCTGGTCCGAATGTTGACCCACTTACAGCGCCACCGATCGCACCGCCGATTGCCATGCCTGGTCCGCCTCCAAAAAGAAGCGGAAATGCACCGGCACTAACAGCAGCTCCTGCACGTTTTTGCAGACCTTGCTTAAATAAAGGAGAACCGGGGACAAATTCACCTCCTCCGACAGGCATAAAATCTATGCCTGAAACACCAAAAGTTTGTGTCCCCGGTCTAGGGGTTTTAGGTGGTTTAGGGACAGGCTGGTTTACGCCCTGAAGCCTTTCTTCTTCTTTAAGAAGTCTATTTTGACGCTCCAGCTGCTCGTTAAACTCCTTTTGGGCGCGTACTAAAACTCTGACTGCGTTTCTTTCGGCGTCTGTGCCCATTGCGGCGTTACGCAATGCACGTTCTGCTTTTGCTACAGCTTTTGAGTAATTGTCTACATTTTCAATCTGTTTGCGAGAAAAACTCCCATTAAGCCCTTTACCTACTTTAATCGTTGCTGCATTAACCTTGCCGACTTCTTTCGTTACTGATTTAAGGTCATTACTTAGCTGCTTAAGAGCTTGTGCCCCTTGAAGGGCAACTTTAATATCTACGTCGTAGTTAGCCACAGAAAATGCAGCGTGTGATCACACCAGTCTACCGTGCGCTCATTGTTCGCGCCCTAGAGCTGGTTTTGGCGTTTTGCACTGCTTTTTCCTGCTGTTCGTTGTGCAGCTCGAAGTAAGCGGCCCAGCCAACTAGCTCTTCTTGCGTTAGGTGCTGTGTGAGTTGGGCGACTGTGGTGCCTAGTTCCTTGGCCAGGAAATAGATGAAGTACCAGTCGCTATTAGCTTTTCAAGGATGCTTTCGCGTCCTCCACTTTGTTTTCTGTGCCGGAAGACAGCATGGCTAGCTGAATCTCCTGCAGGACCGACGCCTCAACAGCGTTTTTGAGAACCGCCCTTTCGCCATCCTGGAATAAGCGCGTGCCTTTTTCGTCGAGTGCTTTTTCGATCAGCATGCCAAGAGCGAAGTCATTAGCGTCATCCGAGCCGGCTTTCTTTTGGATGGACTCGCGCTCTGCGATGGTGAGGGGGTGCCAGTAGACCTCAAGCACCGTTTCGTCGCCGTCTTTGACTTCGTGCTTATACAGCTGACTAACGCCGAACTTATTGCGAAGCAGTTCAGAGGCGCGCATAAAGTAGTACCGTTTGCCTCAATATACTACACAACTGCTGTGAACTGACAAGAAACAATGCCGATGAAGTGCGA